TCTCATGTAAAAGTCAAGAGATAGGAATCCGAACCGATAAATATGGATATCCCTTGGTTGGGAGAAATAATACACCTTTTAAAGCTCAGAGACAACTAACATGATTTACCGATTCACTAACATTTTCCGATCACGCAAGATTGAGTCCGACGTTAAGACTGCTCAATCAAATAAGCTCTCCATCAAGATTAGACTTGATGGTGGGCAACTTGTCTCTTTAGATAAAGTTTCACATTCGAGTGATCTTTATGCATTCGCTAAGGAGCGTTTTTATAAGAATGCCAAACCAACATTGACAATGTCAAAAGATTATATCTTTAGCCGTTGTCATTTCACATTCTTCTATAAGGGGAAACCTTTAAGTAGAAGTGAAATTTTGTTGGTCGATTATAACATCCATGATGGAGACATTCTGGATTTTGTAGTTCATCTAGGACAGGGTGGTAGCGAATTACCATCCTTCACACACACAATTTCTTACAATGTGCTCTTGGAAGAGTATATGTTGAAATCGAAAGATCTCACATATCACAAATTCCAGTTGCAAGGGTCAGAAGGCGGTCTCGACGAAGTTTTAATGAAGTTCGTGAGACAGTTTGTGCACCAGTATGTTGTTTCTCGGAAATACCAAGCTGATGTACAATGGATCGCTTCTCAGATTGATAACGTGTTTCTTGTAGCCTATTGGTTCAAGAAATGTGAAAGTTTGAGTGATTTTGAAGCCTTGATTCAGATGGCTTACAAGTTATTTGTGGGTCGTTCCATGTATAGTGATTTGTTCACTTATTTCATGCGAAGATTTGCTTCTAATTTGCAAGCTGGAGATGACATTGGTGATCTATTAGCACTTTTGCGACGTGGATTAACTGGTGTTCAAGAAGCTGACAACACACCACTTTTCAAAAAGATTGTGAGCATGTACAGTTATTTGCTAGTACATGGTTTTTTGGAAAGGTTCGGTTTCGAAATCAATGATCTTGATTATACGAGACTCGAACAGAAGGCACTATACGCCACATATTCCTCAAAAAAGGATATGTGGTTGTGTATTCTCGACACAACACTCTTTATTTGTGAGAAACTTCACGAATATAAGAATTGTGGTGAGATTTCTGTCTTCTATCACTCCTCTTCGGAATATTCCAAATGGATTCAAGAGGCCAATCGCATTTTAGCTTTGGCACCTTTTGTTTCTAATTTGGAAGCTCACGGAACCACGTACTTTGCATTTGTATCAGATTTGTCTGATTCAATTGAAAAAGGCGTGGCGTATACTAAGTATACAGTGGAAACTTC